CTTGTGATTTAGATGTGGTCCAAGAAAAGATATTACCTTCTTGAAGAGCAAAATCAACAATTCCCTGAGTATAGCTAGTAGTACCATCTTTAGCACCACGCCCAAATAGAAGAGATTGCTCAATGTCATATTTATGCTCAATGAGTTTATTCTTCCATATACGAGCCCATTCATCTGGAACTAGCTTTAACTGAGTCGCCCTAGCAGTATTGGTCATCTGACAAGTAGTTTTCCATATCTGAGTATATCCAGTACGAACCATGTATGGCGTATCTTTATAACTAGCTGGAAATGAACTACCTTCAGCATGTGCTGAACCAACTGCATAGCACTTATCAGCTTCTTTTAATCCAGTAGTGACCATTGCATCAAAACCTTCAGAACCATTAGCATTATTATACTGAGCTCCTGGCAAAGCATAATAACTACTAGCTACTGCAGTTGCAGGTCTAACAACTTTCATCATTGCATAAACTGAATTTGCATCAGCACCAGCATTTGGTGTACCTATAGATGTAACCTTTGCAATTAAGTAGTCTTTACTGTCAACTGCTACATCGGAAGAACCAAGAACTTTATTGTCTTGGTCTGAACCCATACTAGCAGTTAAGATGATATTAATAGGAATCTTAATCAACTGACCAACAAGAAAGTGCTGTGGTTTAGTTCCACTAGCACCTACTGCTATTGCAGTTTGACCAAGAATTGATTGCACATTACCAGCGCCATCATAATCTCCTTGAAATTTAGCGGCAAAAACTGAATCGACCGCTAAATCACCTGATGCGAAAGCAAAATCCGTATAGGTGTTATCATTATCATCACCACCAATTGCTGTTTCACTTAAATCCATAGCAACTAAATAAGCATAGCGTTTATGCCACTGTGAACGCTCTTCAGTTGATTTGAATTCAGGGTCATCGGTTGGATTGTTCGCAACTTGCGAAACAAATCTAAAAAATGGGGTCTGGTCAATAGCTAACTCTGATACAGATGCACCAAAGTTATACCGTCTCCGTAAGTCACCAATCTTATTTTGATCGGCAGCTACAGCAGGTTGTTGACCATGATCACTTAGAAATAAAGGACTATCAGCCATTATTTCCTCCTTTTCATTTTAACTTAGTTAACCGAAAAGGTTGTCTGTTCCCCCATCTAGATTTTTAATAGCATCCAATACAGATTTGTTTGGGTCTTCTTGTACTTCTACAGAATTTACATTGCTCTGTGAAGTTGGGATTTCCCGCACAGACTGCATTTGATTCAGCATATCTTTTCTCGTTGCATTACTAACATTTGCAGAAATCTTATCACGATTCTTCAAATAATGAAGGTCGTCATAAGTCATATTGTGATTATTTGCCCAATCCATCATCTCTGAGAATTGTTCATCATTAACTTTCATGCGTTGTTTAAACTCTTCAGCATCTTTTGCTTGTTGCTGTTGAGCTTGTTGTTGCTGAGTTTTTTCTTTCTCTGCACCCATGATAGTATTCACTTTTTGAGTTACCGCATTGTCCATCAGCGAGTTAAAGTATTTAGCTGAATCGGAGGTCGGATTACTAATAGCATCCTGAATATCGAAATCGAAATCTTCAGGAAGTTCTAGTTGAGTAGACGGTCTTCCGTTAACTAAGTAGTCTTTAACTGTTTCTACCAAGCCTTCATCTTCATTCATACGCTGAAGTAAAGGCATAAACGGTCTCACTTCATCTAGTTCTGCTTTCATTTTTTGTGCTTCCCTAGAAGAATCTTGATACCGTTTCTCATAGTTAACCGTAGTTTCTTCAGAGTCAGGGTTACCTTGTGTTTCCACAGGAGCCTGAGTTACCGATTCTTCCACTGGTTGTGGTTCGGGGTCATCTAAGATAGCCCCATTGACCTCTCGGTCTAGATCGGCAAAGAAATCGTCAGTGGAGCCAAAGATTGAATCAGTTACTGCTTCTTGTGGAACAGTATTTTCTTCAACTTCTGGGTTTGCCATTGAATCAGTTTCCATTTGCGTTCCTTTGTTTTTGTTGTTGTTCAATTAAACGAAGTTTATCTTTGGTCATTTCTTTATCGGCTGCCATCTTACGCTCTGTATCTCGCATCTTTAATTGAACATCTCCCGCAGATTTTCTCACTTCGTTCTCAACTTGCATTACCTTGGCTTTAATACCCGATTGAACGAGTTGCCTTTCAAGGGTCTGCATAATTCCGTCTTGGTCTTTTACTTTTTCTTCCAATTCGGAAATCTGACTCTGCATTTGTGCATACAGAGATTTACGCTCGGCTATCTTATCTTTCTGTCTTACATCTGTTTCAGCAAGAACAGCAATATCATCGACAACGCCAAGCTTTAATAATTCTTTTAATTCAGCCAAATATGCCCAACGATTTACAGGAAGTGTAGAACCTCCAATAATTCGAACATCAAATTTGGCACTTTCATAATCTAAAAATTTTCCTACTGCCTCACCCATATCATTGTAAATAGGCTTATTTAGTTCAACTTGTTTTCCTTCTTCCATTAAGCTATTTGGTTGGACCAATCGAAATACTTTATGAGCCTTATAAACTGCTTGGGAATAATCTCGAACAACTTTTCCTAATTGTACCAATGCAGGTTCAATTGATGCTTTCATCCACTGTTTTACTCTGCGAGTTCCATATTCATCCAATGCCAACATCCCTCGATAAGTTTCTGATTGCTCATTTGGATTGCCCATTGCCTGAGAATAAATACCTGCTAAATATTCCATCTCTTGCTTTCCACCTTCAACGACATTTGCAAATGCATTGGATAACTGCATTGGCATTACAGGAGTTGGAGCTTCATACCCGCTATTTACAGGAAGTAACGCTCCTGGAGAAGCACTATATTTTTCCCAATAAGCAGTGTCAACCGAACCTTCTTCATACATCCACCGTAAACTAGAACCTAGTGATGCATTATGTACCATAAGCTGGTGTGCTTTGTTGATTTCTTTCTGCTTACCTACTAATGGGGAAACTGCACTCATTGGAAAAGGCGTACCAGTCCATTTATATGTGAAAGGGATGATTGGGTAGTGTTCACTAGGAAGGTCGCGTTCCTTAATGAACTGGTCGCCAACAGTACAGGTTAATTTTACAATATGTTTAAAGAACTTAATAGCATCAACAATATATTTTGATGATGTAGGGTCTTTTAATAAAATATTATACGCTTGTTCAGAAATAATTTTATTTTCTGTAATTGTTAATTCTTTTTGAGCTTCATACAAAAGCTCTTGAGACATTTGAGCCAATTGAGCTTCATTCTGCTTAACTGCCTTTTCAATTTCTAATGCCATTCGTTCAGGAATCATTTCGCCACTATCAACTGCTTGTTGCAATTGCATTTGCATTTCTTGGAGTTTGACCTCCATTTCCCTAGAGGCTTCTTCCATTTGCATTTCAATTTGCTCTTGGGCCTTTGTTAAATCTTCTGGCTTTGGAGGAATCTGAATAAATACATTGTAAAAAGGTCTCGCTTCTTTTTCAAAACATTCAAGATAATCTATTAATGGAGAATCACCACCATCTTTATTGTAAGCTTCATTTATATCATTTATTTGAAAGTCAGCAGAAATAACTTCGTTTGAAGAATAGTTATATTCAGAAAGAGTACCTTTTGCTTTTTTGATTTTAGCAGAATATTCGGGATACAAAGCGATAAGTTGTTCCTTTGGCATTACTTTACGAATAATAATATGACTCGCATCCCGAAATAAAGGATCTCTTGATTTAGGGTCTACCCACAAATCAAATGAATTTGGATTTTTAACAACTACTTCTCCCATACCCCTATCTTTATTTGGGTCAACATCCACCATTAAATATCCAACACTTTTGGTAATTGCATCATTAATTACATTCGAATACAAAGTAGAACCATCTGACTCAGACCAAATATAATCTGCGACATCTGAAAAGACTGCGGCAACATCACTATCACTTCCTTCTCTCGCTACGGCTTGCCATCGAGGATTGTTTGCCGTAGCGTAGAAGTTTAACATTTCAACAACAGGTATAATTCTGTTTACCGTAAAGGTTGGCATTCCTTGTTCAGTTAATGCCTCATACTCTTCTTTGGATAATTGATTATCTAAATAAAAGTCATACCCTTCTTGATTGACGGTTTCCCAATCAACCCGATGTTGGTCGTTTAATGAGTCAAATAAGGATTTAACTCTGTCCGCTTTTTCCTTTTGCGTCAAGACTATTTCCCTTTAAATAATCCCTCAATAACATCAGCAACTAAATCAACACATCTTTCAAAAAAGATTTGCTCTTTTTCTTCATCCACAAAAGGAATGTCGATTTTTTTATTGATTTTAGTTGCCAGTTCTTCCTGAAATTCTTCAGACTGAACCCACGCAACTGCTTTATCTTTAAATTGGTCTGCCTGTGCTTCGGCTACCTGTAACATGACTGCTTTAAAGTCCATATACTCTCCTTATGCAACAACCCAACTTTTTGCTTTGGGTTTGTATTTTGAATAAATACCTTGTCTTGAGAGTGATAGGTTTTTTGGGGGTGAAGCGTATTTACAGGCGTAGGCTAATGCATCAATCGTATCATCATGAGCCATGCGGGGACCAAAAGTTAACACTTCGTGCTCTAAATCAAAATGAGTTTTTCTAATATGTACAGAACCGATTGCAAATCGTTGTGCAAGAATTTCTTGTATCCTGTCAAGTTTGCTCATTCTAGTGCCAGGTTTTTCTTCTTTAAACTTGACACTAAAATCATTTCGCCTTCTCATTTCACTACGAAGTGCTTGAAAAATAGGTCGAGACATTGTAGTGTCTTCAACAACAAAAAGATTCGGATTGTATTGATGTTGTATCTGAAACATATGATCTACGATACCAATCTTTCCTTCTCCAGGAATCCCTAAAACAGGAAGACCTCGTTTGCGAATATAGTCCAATACATAAACATTGTTATGCTCATCTACTCCAATTACCATAATTACCGAATAGTCAGAAGTAGAACGCATCGAATCGGTTGCAGGGTCTAATCCAGCAAATACATTTAATGGAGTTTCGGTTCCATCGACATAAAACATCGGAATCCCCGTTTCATTGTCAATACTGAATTTTCCATCGTGATATTTTAAATGCCTTCGATTAAAGATAGAATCTTCTTCACTCTGCACCTGCATCATATACTCTTGATGAAACTTGTGAGGCATCCCTGAATCTTGATAAAACTTCTTTTTTTCTTCTAGCTTAGATATAGGAAACCAACTATTCCACAACGAATTTCCTTTTTTATCAATTGCTGTATAGGTGATTACATTCCAAGCAAAATCTCGTTTTTCTTTTTTAGCCTTATCGTGATTTACAAGTAAGTTGTTAATAAAGCTATCAAAATGCACAGGTGTACCATTGATACGAAGCCGACCAGTATGAGGCTCCAAAGCAGGATAAACAACCGCAGTGATAAGGTTTCCATTTTTTGCTCTACTCTCTGGAGTAAGTGTATTATTTTCATCTTCAAAGTCATCCAATATTATCAGGTCATATCGTTTATGTAGTTTTGCACCACCACGAATTCCTGAGATGTTCGATTTACAAACAAGTTTACAACCATTTACAAGTTCAATATCCTCTTCGGTCCATTTCTTGCCTTTTTGTTGACCAAAGTAATAATGAATTTTCTCATTATACTCTAAATGATATTTCACATAATCCATATTGCCTGTAGCAAGTTTTTGAGTAGCAGACACCCATCCATAGAATTGTGGCTCAGAGGCGAATAAAAAGTCATGGAGAATAGAGGCTTTGGTAAGTACGGTCTTTCCATGACCACGAGGTAATATAATAGCCACTTGTTTGTCTTCTGGATTATTAATAGCATCTGCTACTTCATAGTGAAACGGAGGAGTTTCACTTCTCATAAAGTCATCAGGAAGAAATAACTTCCCGAAACTGATTAAATCTTTTTTAGCGAGTTCTAATGCTTCTTCTTGAACACTAATATTTTCTATTTTTGTCATCTTTACCTTTGGCTAATGGAATGGAACCAAAGGGCAGTAATGCGGGGAGTTTGTTGTATAATCTTTCTATTTGCTTATCGGATAAAATGGTCGATAATTCAGCATAGGCTTTATTTACTTTTTTCAATTTAGGGTCTAATTTTGTATAGCCTTTTGACAGTTCTAGTGCAGTTTCGCCTAAATCATAACGAAGTTCAAATATTCGAGCATAAACCTCTGTTGGCTCTCGAAGATAATTCCAGTACTTTATATCCATTGGAATTGACCTTCCTGAGATTACAGATTTATATTTCCAACCTGGCAGTTTACTAGCTCCATCTGTACGAATACTTTCTTGCAATGCGTCGTCAACTAACGCTTTAAATCTTTTTCCAACACCTCTATCTCCCCTTGTTAAGGCATGAACATACTCATGAATCAAATTGGCTTTCGTTACATCTTCAGGGGTTCTTTTCATTGAATAAGCAAATGCTCTCATCCAATCAGGGTCATAAAACAATTTACGATTTATCCTAACAGCATTTTGAGATGGACTGTACTGACCTATAGTAGAACTTCCTCCAGGTGCTGGGTTCCACTTTAAATCTTTAAATTGAACTGGAACATCGTCTAAATTTTGAGTAAACATTCTTTTTTTGATTTGGTCTGTATCTGCCCGATAGGTATCCATCCAATTCTTAACATATTCTTTACTTTCGGTTGCCAATTTTTTAATATCATATGTTTTCTGACCTGAAGCAACATCGTCAAGATATTTTCTTCGATTCATTCCCCCTGCTGACATATACTTATCAAACTTTTTTGTAGAATCGAGAGCTTTTTTTACTTTACTGATTGGTCCCACAAAAGGCAGTGCTAAAGCAAGATTAACCAAAGAAGGCTCTTTTGCTTTTGTGGGTGTACCAAGCATTTCCATCGCAAACTGCAATTTATCATCTATCGGTGGTAAGTCCTTTGAGGTCTTATACTTTCCCTTTGTTACTAAGCTTAATAATGTTGGTTTACTCATTAAGTTTTTCCATTAACTCGACTTAAGCTACCTTTGATTTCAGATACTTGATTATCCAAATCATTGATTTCTTTATTGAGTGCATCAAATTTTCTATCCAATTTATCATCTGATTGATTCCATCTGTTTATTAGTTTAATTACCATTCCTTCCATGTTCTCTAGCGTTTCCGATTGGCCCTTGTTCTCTATCTCCAATTCTTTCAACGCTTGAGCTTGTTCGTTCCCTCTTTTGTTCATAGAGTAAACCATAAAGCAAAACATAGCCCCTACGACACCTATCATACCCGCTTCTGAGTATACTGCTAGAAAATCCACCATTATTTTTCCTTGAGTTGTGGTCTTTGGGCATCTTGTAATGAATCTTGATTAAAACCTTGAAATACCGCACCCGTTAAGGCAGTTACCTTGGTTCCTTTTGGAACTACATCGGCAGCATCCCACAACATCTGCAATGCTTTTAACCTGTCTGAGGCTCGGTCACTCAATTCAAGTTCGTCTTTTGCTTTTGAAATTAAAAACTCTAGATCAATCCCTAATTTCTTAAAGACATCATCTAATTCTTCTTTTACAGCCATAACCACTCTTTCTTGTTTAACTAAAATTGCAGAGCGTTCTTTTGCATATGCGACATTGTTGGTCTTATATACTTTGAGATAGGCTTCTTCAGGAGACATTCCATGCGCCACATACTTGGCAAATAGAAGTTCCTGCGTAGTGAGGTTTTTTCGGTCCCGAATCGCATCGAGGGTATTTTTATCTCCCCCAAAGGAATAGATGTTCCTTCTTTTCGAAGAATCCATCTTTATATTCGGTTTACAGATGAAAGTTCCCGTACAAGTTCCGACATATCGGAAACGAGTTTTACGAAACTTCACCCATCCTTGGCGTAGAATTTCGATAACAGAACCATCATCACACAAGACCCAATCTCCAATTTCTGCAACTTTCCAATCAGGCTGGATAATTACATTGCCAGGGACTTCTGTGGCATCATCGTAAACACGATGTACTATTTTCTTTACAGTATATTCACGCATCACCGATAATAAACCCGCCATCAACACCAAGTGACATTAATTCATCATAGCGTTTAGGGTTATTATCGTAATGTGGGGTAATACATTTATGTAGTAGGATAGTGTCCTCAGGTAAAGCTACCTCACGACTCTCCTTCTCTACATATTCCTCGATAGATTCTATATCTTCCATATCCTCGTTATATTTAATGGTAAGAACGTACTTTTTCATAGTGAAAATTTACACACGAACGAAATGTCTTGACTTTGGGTCATTTTAGGCTTAACTTGGGTGTAGGGTCTGGCACACACAATACACAATAGGCTGACCCAATAGTTTTAAAAAACCCCTTATTCCCTAATGCCTCCTAATTAGGGATGATCACAATAACACCAAACTTCAAAAATTGTAGCATTTTAGTATTCAGCTAATATTGTGTGGTATCCCCCTATACGTCATTTTTGAGATTCGTGGCGTCGTTGTTTTTCATAGAATCTCATTAACTTAACATAGAGGAGGCAATTATGTCTAACCCAACAACAACTATCCCAGTATACCTTGCACAATCACCGAAGACTGATAGATACTACTTCACAGCTCAGTCCTTCGAGTCTGAAACATTGACCGACTTCAATGGCGAGGCGTTTGAATCCCTAACACCGAGAGGCAACAGTGATTTGCGTCAACTCCCAGACGATGCCATTCGTTCATCAATCCTACCCATCGAATGGAACGACCTATCTCGTGCTGAAGTCGTGGCTAAAGTTGGTGCAACAGCACGACTTGACTATGTCACAGGTAAGCTCACCTTAGTCAAGCCTAAGAAGTAGCGAGTAGTTACCACAAGCAGGGGCTAACGCCCCTGCTATTTTTCATCCCGACCTAAAACCGACCAAAGAAAGGAATTATCATGACCAACCAACGCATTCTATCACTTGAATTCAGCCTTATTGTAGTAACTGCTATCATGTGTTGCTTCATTTACTTGTTCTTTGCAACTGCATCTGAACTTATTAAGACACAGGAAGAATTAACCTATTATAAGATACACTCAACATTAAACACTACAAAAGAGATACAATCTTGATTATGTATTGGATGGGTTTGGTGAGCAAGTAATGTTGCTTATAAAGAACGCCAAGCTCATCCGCCAACCCACAGGGGAGATAATTAATACTATGACGATAGGGCGGATTATCACAAGCAAAATGGATTGCTTTGAGATCAGCCAACCTTCTCCCCTTACAAATTTTTAAAGAAAGGAAATAAAAATGACTTTAAGAATAATAATTGAACCTGAAGATACAGGTGGATGCAATTTAGATTGTTGCAATCCTGACCCCGACTATATTTGGATGTATGGTGATGATGGCTCAGAAGAAAGATTAATACCAAACCCATATAAGGATATAAAATGATTAAATATAATGGATGCGAAAATGAGGGTCATTACATTGACCCATTTCTATGTTGTGGTCAAACAGAACAAGAATTAAAAGCCCGAAAGGGAAATGATTTTATCATAATAGAATACATACCGAAATGTAATAAAACAAAACAACAAAGATTAAAAGACTTAACAGGAAATGATATTATTGTAATAGCTAAGAAAGGAATAGACAATGAGCCCAGAGTTAGATAGAGAAATAAGATGTAAATGCGGAAAGTTTTGGGGTCCCGTTTACTTTAGAATGAGTAAAAAATGCAATCGTTGCCGCACTATGGTTAAAGCTCGTGGCAAATTATATAGAAAGGATAATAAATAATGATTACCGAAAAAATGTATAAAGAGTTTGAAAAAGAAATGGACAAAGTAGTTGAATATGTCTCAATGAGAATGGAACTGTTTTATCCTATGATAATTGATCAATTACACAAAGACCTAAAAGATAAAGGCGTTCCACACAATATAGTTAAGAATGCATTTTATTTATGGTGTTGTGAAAAAGCTTTTGATTTCGAAAGTAAAAATACAAAAAAATTAAAAGAAATTGAATCGAAATTAGGAGCAAAAGCATAATGACTATGTAGAGGGAGCTGGGTAAACCAGAGTAGTGGATAAATAAAGTGACTGAGTGTCCGAATTGCTGAAGTTTTGGGAAGCACACTTCTTTATTTAGGTTGTGGTGGACTAGGTTGAAAAACACTAGTCGTGTACACATAGTCAAAAATATAGCTTACTCATATCTCCTGCGACTCAAGCAGAAAACCCTTGAGCGTATACAGTTAAGATTAAATGGTAAGCTATTAGGGGGTTGTGATTTATAAAGTAATATGATATCCGTTTATAAAGGGCTCGAGTCATCTAATTACATAATAATCAACCCCCTTATTAAATAAGGGGCGACAATCACCTTAACGTCATGGTAACACACATTGGACTCTGCAAGTCAATGTAGTCGCCCCAAAAAATTAACAAAGGAGTAATAATGGCAATAAAAATCACTGAAAAGATATTATTTAAAATGAAAAATAATCTGCACTACAAAGACAAATTATCAGTACATGAATTAATGATAGCACTTAGCCAGGTGACTTATGATTCATCTTGTATGGAAAATGATGTGCCAAATGAAGAACATCGAAATAAATGGAGGAGAAAATGAGAGAAATGCAAAGTAAAAGTGGTAAAACTACTGTCAAAGTAGTTAGGCATTTAATTTTAAAAAACTTCTGGGAATATTATATCGTAGATGACCCTGAATTGGAATTTGATGCAGATAGTGATATACAATATGCATATGCAGTAGGTGTCGCACAAGAGTTTGGAACGATTAGTATGAAAGAATTCAAACCTTTTATTATATCGGATACAACAAAACTAGAAGAAGTTGCCCCTGCACCTAATTGGCAATGGATAGATAATTAAATAAGGAGGAGACAATGTTAAGACTTGCACAAAAACCTAAACCTTTATTAGATAGAGAAGATTTAGACGATTCCGAATTTAAATGGTTAGACCTTGGCAAAGTAACTCATGGCGTAAGAAATGATACAGGAGTTGTTCATGTTCATATGCAAATAGGACATTTAATTGGCAATAGACCTGATTATCCAGCAATGATTGTAAAAGTAATTGAAAAATATTATGGTGAAGACTATGGAAGTATAACACATCGCAATCCCCATAAAACAGAAAGCGTAAACTATCCTAAACCAAAAAATCTATATGATTTAATTAAAAGATTTTCAGGTGAAGATAAAAGAACCATTAATAAGGATTAATATCATGAAAAAAATAGAATATTATCTATCTGAATCAACTGGTAAACCAATTCGCATCAAAGATATGAATTCAAGACACTT